CTAGTGACGAAGATGATGACTTTCGAAGTTTAAGAAGGTACAATCAGAAACGTCTGTATGTTATTTAACAACGGAGATAATTATGTTATATCAATACGTTAAAAAAGCGGTAGATTTTGTAGTAAAAAAACATACTCAACACTGCCGTGAAATTAGCTATGTGTTATTAGCTTTATTAATTTTATGCATACTATTATAAGGGGATAAGTTATGGCTGATGTAGATAAGGGTTTGTATGAAGCTCCAAAAAGCATGGAAGAAATGGCTCAAGACGAGCCTGATTTAGAAATAGAAATTGTAGACCCAGAAGAAGTTAACATCAGTGTTGACGGTATGGAGATAAACATTGACCCAGACCGTATGGATGATGAAGAGTTTTCTGCAAACCTTGCAGAAGAGATGGATGATGATTTACTTGAGAAGTTAGCAGATGACCTTATAGAAGACTATCAGGCAGACGTAACCTCAAGAAAAGATTGGCTTGATACTTACGTTGATGGGCTAGAACTTTTAGGCCTTAAACTAGAAGACCGAAGTGAGCCATGGGAAGGAGCATGTAATGTTTATCATCCACTACTAACAGAAACCCTTGTCAAGTTCCAAGCAGAAACTATGACCGAAACATTCCCAGCAAGTGGTCCAGTTAAAACTACGATTATTGGTAAAGAAACAAAAGAGTGTATGGAAGCTGCTAATCGTGTGAGAGAAAACATGAACTACCAGCTTACTGAGAAAATGGCCGAGTATAGACCTGAGCATGAAAGAATGTTATGGGGTTTAGGACTTGCAGGTAACGCATTCAAAAAAGTTTACTTTGACCCTAANTTANACCGTCAGGTTTCTATGTATGTTCCAGCTGAAGATATNGTTGTGCCNTATGGTGCATCTGATTTAGAAAGTGCAGAAAGGGTTACTCATGTNATGCGTAAGACAGGTAATGAATTACGTAANTTACAAGTTGGTGGGTTCTATAAAGATGTAGATTTAGGTGAACCAACTTATGANTTAGATGATGTAGAGAANAAGATTGCTGAGAAGATGGGCTTTAGTGCAACTACAGATAGTCGCTTCAAGATACTAGAGATGCANGTTGACCTTGACTTAGAAGGTTATGAAGATACTGATAAAGATGGTGAGAAGACAGGAATCGCACTACCTTATGTNGTAACTATAGAGAAGAGCACAAATACAGTGCTTGCTATNAGAAGAAACTATGACCAAGANGACAATACTAAACAAAAACGCCAACATTTTGTGCATTATGGTTANGTNCCAGGGTTTGGCTTNTATCATTTTGGNTTAATTCACTTAATTGGTGCATTTGCTAAATCTGGAACTATGATACTTAGACAGTTAGTAGATGCAGGTACACTATCTAATTTACCAGGTGGGTTTAAGTCTAGAGGGCTTAGAATTAAAGGTGATGATACTCCTATCTCTCCAGCAGAGTTTAGAGATGTAGATGTGCCATCAGGTAGCATTAGAGATAATATATTACCACTCCCTTATAAAGAGCCAAGTCAAGTATTAAATTCACTTATGAATCAAATNATTGATGAGGGTAGAAGATTTGCAAGTGCTGCTGATTTAAAAGTATCTGATATGTCAGCTAACTCACCTGTAGGTACAACCCTTGCGATATTAGAAAGAACACTTAANGTAATGTCTGCAGTTCAAGCTCGTATACATTATGCGATGAAACAAGAGTTTAANTTAATTAAAAATATTATNAGAGACTCTACTCCACCANATTATAANTANACACCTGANACAGGTTCTAGAATGGCAAAACGTGATGACTACAATAAAGTAGAAGTCATACCTGTCAGTGACCCAAATGCNGCAACCATGTCNCAAAAAGTGGTTCAGTATCAAGCAGTCATGCAGTTAGCACAACAGAATCCAGATATCTACGATATGGTAGAACTNAACCGTCAGATGTTAGATGTGCTTGGTGTTAAGAATGCAGAAAAACTAATACCACAGAAAGATAATATGAAACCTATGGACCCTGTTACAGAGAACATGAATATTATTAACAGTAAACCTGTGAAAGCATTTATTTATCAAGACCATGAGGCACATATTAAAACTCACTTAGCATTTATTAATGACCCTAAAGTTAGAGAACTTATAGGACAAAGTCCAAATGCTAATAAGGTATTTGCAGCGATGGAAGCACATATTGCAGAACATATTGCCTTTGCTTATAGGAACAAAATTGAAGAAGAACTTGGAGCTCCTCTACCACCACCAGGTGAACCATTACCTGAAGATGTGGAAGTTGAACTATCTAGACTTGTTGCTAAATCAGCTGACCAGCTGTTACAGAAAAATATGGCTGAGGCTAAACGAGAACAGATTATGAAGCAAGAAGAAGACCCACTTCTACAAATACAGAAACAAGAGCTACAAATCAAACAAATGGAAGCTCAAGCTAAAACTAAGAAAATGACAGACGACTCTGCTCTTGACGCAGCAAGACTTGAGTTAGAGAAAATGAGAATAGAGTCGCAAGAAAGAATCGCTGGTGCCAAGATTGGTGCTGACGCAGTCAACCAACAAAAAGAGTTGGATGCAAAAGAATTTATGGAAGGCACTAAGTTAGGTGCTGAAGCCGTAAAACAACAGAGAGAAGAAACGTAATTAAACGCAAAAGGAGAGAGAAATGGACGAAACGTTAAAGATTCTGGCCAAGCAGTTGGCTGAGGAAGAACAACGCATCAAAGATGACATGGCACAGGGTAGAGCCGAGGAATACGCACAGTATATGCATGCTTGCGGTATTGTCCGAGGTTTTCAAATTGCTCAAGGACTCATAGGTACGTTAATTCAAAACATACAGGAGGACGATGATGAGTAGTATACAGACCCCAAACAAAGAGATTATAACTCCAAACGGCACTCCAATACCTAGTGCAAAGACTGGAGAGAACGAACAAAAACCCACACAATTACCTGAAGTAAAAGGCTATCGCATACTATGTGCTGTGCCAGAGGTCAAAGAGTCTTATGACAGTGGGATAATTAAATCTGATAAAACTAGAAACATTGAGGAACACTCAACGGTAGTTTTATTTGTACTGAAGTTAGGAGATATGGCTTATTTAGATGATGAGCGATTCCCTACAGGTCCTTGGTGTAAAGAAGGAGACTTTGTTATAACAAGGGCATATTCTGGAACTCGAATCAAGATACACGGAAAAGAGTTTCGCATTATTAATGACGACACAGTAGAAGCTGTAGTGGATGACCCACGAGGCTATGAACGTGCATAACATGGAGAGCAAAGATGGCAAAGACAAAAATAGTCAATGAAATCCCTGATGAGTTAGAGATGGAGGGAGAGGAAGTTGAGGTAAAGACTACAGAAGCCGAAAAAGCAGCTTCAGAGGAACAGACAGGTGATGTTGAGATTCCAAAAGAGGCAGCTAAAAAAGAGGCTGAACCTGTTCAAGAAGAGTTAGANTTTGATATTGAGATTGAAGATGACACTCCAAAAGCAGACAGAAATAGAGAGCCTTTACCTGAAAATGTAAAACAAGAGCTTGAAGATGATAATTTAGAGGAATATTCTGAAAGAGTAAAAAACAGAATGGCTCAACTTAAAAAAGCTTGGCATGATGAAAGGCGTGAAAAAGAAGCTTCTCTTAGACGTGAAAAAGAAGCTGAAAGAATAGCTGCACTTCAAATGCAAGAAAACAAAAAGCTCAAAGAAACACTTTCAACAGGTGAAGAAGACTATCTTAAAACTCTTCAAGAGAAATATGCAGGTGATTTAGCTGTTGCTCAAAGAGAGTATAGAGAGGCTTATGATGCAGGCGATAGTGAAAAGTTAGTACAGGCTCAAACTAAAATGAATGAGGCTCAAGTTAGACTAACTCAGGCTCAAGATAGAAAGCCTCAATACACTAAAGAGACTTTACAAACTGAAGAAAATGCGTTATCTTCAGGGCAAGAAACAGTAAAACCTAATGTTCCACAGCCAGATGCGAAAGCTCTTGCTTGGCAAGAGAAAAACAAATGGTTCGGACAGGACGAAGAAATGACTTCATTGGCGTTAGGACTGCATGAAAAATTAGTTAGAAGTGGGGTAGACCCATCGTCTGACCAATACTATCATCGTATAAATGAAACGATGCAAAAACGATTCCCTGAATATTTTGGGGAGACTGATTCGTTGGAAGAGGCTAAACCTGCCCAACGCAAACCTTCAACTGTAGTTGCTCCAGCAACAAGGTCAACTGGCCCTAAAAAGGTTAGATTGACAAAAACACAGTTAGCTTTAGCAAAGAAATTCAAGCTAACACCAGAGCAATATGCACGCGAACTAATTAAAACGGAGAATACAAATGGATAAAGCTAAAAGTCGTACAAGTAGAGAAGCGGTAAAACGTGAAGAAACTGATGTTCGAAACAAAGTGTGGGAACCTCGTTCAACATTACCTGAAGTCAATCAAGAAGACGGATGGGCGTATCGTTGGATTAGAACCTCATTAGTTAATGAAGCTGATAACATGAATGTATCCTCTCGTATGCGTGAAGGCTGGGAGCCTGTGAAACATTCAGACCACCCAGAAGTAAATTTACCAGCAAACCCTAACTCAAGATTCAAGGACGGTATTGAAGTTGGTGGTTTGTTACTATGTAAGATGCCACAAGAAATGGTAGACCAGAGAAATGAATACTACAGGGAAAAAGCCAGAGCTCAGGAACAGGCTGTAGATAACAACCTGATGAGACAGAATGACCCTAGAATGCCGTTATTCTCTGATAAAAAATCTACTGTGACTAGAGGCAAGAGATAATTTAAGGAGATGTTATTATGGCAAGTACAGCCGCACCTTACGGGTTCAGACCCGTCAATTTGATAGGTGGTCAGCCTTATGCTGGTTCAACCCGTCAAATTAAAATTGCGTCTGGATATAACACAAACATTTTCAATGGGTCAATCGTTTCTATTGTAGCGGCAGGCACTATTGAAATAGTTACTACAAATGGCGACAACTCTACTGGTTTTCCAGCAGGAACAGTCGGTGTATTTGTAGGATGTACATATACAGACCCTAACACAGACCAGTTAACATTCAGACAGCACTTTCCAGCAGGAACAGTAGCTTCAGATGCGAAAGCGTATGTTGTCGATGACCCTGATGTAGTGTTCCAAGTTCAAGCAGATGCTTCAGTTGCTCAAGCAGCGTTAGGTTCTAATGCTCACTTAGCAGCGGTTCAGTCTTCTTCTACTGGTTCTACCACAACAGGTAACTCAACTACAGCGTTAGATGCAACTGTTAACACTACTTCAGGATTTGCGTTCAGAATCGTTGATTTTGTTGATTCGCCAAGTTCTTCAGTAGGTGATGCGTTTACTGACGTGTTAGTTAAGTTCAACCCAGATAGCCACAGCTATCTAAATAAAACAGGTATTTAAGGAGAATAAATCATGGCAATTTCAAGAGCTCAATTATTAAAAGAGTTGCTTCCTGGCCTTAATGCTTTATTCGGAATGGAATACCAGCGTTATGGCGAAGAGCACGCAGAAATCTACGAAACTGAGACATCAGAACGTAGTTTCGAAGAAGAAACAAAACTATCTGGCTTTGGTCAGGCCCCTGTTAAACAAGAGGGTTCTGCTATCGCTTATGACAATGCTCAAGAAGCGTTCACAGCTAGATACAATCACGAAACCATAGCTTTAGGTTTCTCACTAACAGAAGAAGCTGTAGAGGATAACCTTTACGATACTTTATCTGCGAGATACACAAAAGCTTTAGCACGTTCAATGGCTAATACTAAACAAGTAAAAGCTGCGAACATTCTAAACAATGGTTTTTCTGATACAAACGGTGGTGATGGTAAAGCATTATTTGCTACAGACCATCCATTAGTGTCAGGTGGTACAAACAACAATTCACAAACAGTCGCTGCCGACTTAAATGAATCTTCATTAGAAAATGCAGTTATTCAAATAGCTGGATGGACAGATGAAAGAGGTTTGTTGATTGCTGCTAAACCACGTAAATTAATTATTCCACCAGATTTACAATTCGTTGCAACACGTTTATTAGATACTGAACAAAGAGTCGGTACTGCTGATAACGATATCAACGCGTTGAAAAANAACGGTGCGATACCAGAAGGATATACAATTAATCACTATCTAACAGATACTGATGCGTATTTCCTAACAACTGATGTACCAAATGGTATGAAATACTTTGTAAGAACACCATTAACTACATCTATGGACGGTGATTTCGACACAGGTAATGTAAGATACAAAGCCCGTGAAAGATATTCATTCGGTTTTTCAGACCCACTAGGAATGTGGGGTTCACAAGGTGCTTAATGCACTAAGTGTTTTGAATACTTAGTTTTCTCATAGTTTCTAAGTATTCTTTGAAGCTCTCTACTATCTCTCGTAGGGAGCTTCTTTTTTCTTTTATTTCTNTANAAAAAGCGTATAATTTAAATATCGGGAAACAAGCTTATCTAACTGCCCCGACAGACGCATACAAGATAGATAAGCGTTAACTTTGTATGGAGAATATAGAATGGCTAATTCAACATTTACAGGCCCAGTCAGGTCAGAAGGTGGTTTTACTACTATCAGCAAAAACGCAACGACTGGAGCTATCACAACACAATCAAGCATAAACTCAAGTGGTATCGCTTCATTTGATGCTAACAAATTAGCAACAGAAGCTGGNACAGGTATNACAGGTGGTACAGGAACTATTTACAGAAGTTCTGTATTTAGGTCAGGTGGTGTTATTACTACACAAATCTTGATTGACTTAACAGGTTTAAGGTCAACTGCATCAGGTGATATTATTGGNGTTAACGGCACAAGTAACGTGTGTCATATCGGACAAATCACAGCTGCAGAAAATGGTACTATCTTAACAGGTAGTATGGAGTGCTTTGAAGCACCTGCTGGCGGAGACCCAGATATCAACGTACATTCTGCTACAGAAGGTACAGGAGTTGAAGATGGAGCTATCGGTGACTTAACAGAAACACTATTAGTGAACTCTGGTGATTTAGCATTAGGTACTAAAGTTTACTTTACAGCCGTACCTGCTGCTGATGAGTTTTTATATTTAACTCTTGGTGCAACTACAGATGCAGATTATACAGCGGGTAAATTATTAATTGAGTTGAAAGGTTACGAAGCTTAATAACTAACGGAGAAAGAATATGCTTTCAGATATTAAAGTAACTTTTATCAGCGATGAAGTTGCAGCAGANGATGACTTTATTGTTACCGCAGCNAGACCTGACACTTCAGCTACCATTGCAAACTCAAGTTTTGCGTCAGGTGGTGCTAGAATTTTAAGTGTCACTACAACAGGTACAGGAGACAATGGTAAAACTAATACTATTGTTGGTACTGATGTATTCGATAATTCTTTAACTGAGGTGATTACATCTACAGGCTCAGCTGAAGCTGTTAATGGTACTAAATACTTTAAAACAGTTACTTCCGTGACAAGCTCAGCACAATTTGCAGCAAANTTAAAAGTNGGCTCTACTGCCAGTGCAGCACAAGCTGTATTTGCGGGTCGTGTNAAACTTAAAGGGTATCAAATTGTGNCTGGTGGCACTGCAGGAGTNATTGANTTTATTGATGGCACCCCAGAGTCAGGCAGTANTTTATTTAAGGCAAGGACAATAGGTACAGATAATACAACTATTGACCACACCGTTCCTGAAAATGGCATTTTGTTTATCAGTGGTATGTCGGTTAAATATACTATTGGCACAGTAGACATGATGCACTTTTATTTTGCGTAGGAGTCGTATGGCAACTACCAGAAAGAAAGGAATGGGGATTAAAACTTCAGTCAAGTCTGGTAATTTTAGAAAGACTAAAGCTGGAGCAGGGATGACTAAGAAAGGNGTAGCAGCCTATCGTAGAGCCAACCCAGGCAGTAAATTACAAACAGCCGTAACTGGAAAAGTTAAAAAAGGTTCTAAAGCTGCTAAGAGACGTAAATCATTTTGTGCACGTAGTGCAGGNCANATGAAGAAGTTTCCAAANGCAGCTAAGAATCCAAACTCAAGGTTACGCCAAGCTCGTAAGAGATGGAAATGTTAATATGGAAGANAANGTGCAAGANACAATAGCAGTACATTCGGCAGAGATAGAGCATATGAAGAAGGATATAGACCATATCATTGTCAAAGTCGATAAAATGGACAAGTCTGTTGATGACATTAAGGAGACCCTCGCAGAGATTAGAGGTGGTAAAGCAGTCGCTGTGTGGTTTTTTGGAATAATTGGAGTGATAGCTGGGTCAGTAGTGACTTGGTGGCTCGGTAAATAACTAAGGAGATTAGATATGGAACATGGTAAGAAAAAGATGAAGATGCAAGAAGGTGGTAAGACTACTAGAAGAATGAGGGGACAGCAAAATAAGAAAAGAAAAAGTATGTTTGTTGAACAAAAGCCAAGTAAAAGAAGACAGGAAAAGCAAGAAATTTCAAGAAAACGTTTTCAAGCTATATTTGGACCTAAAAAAACAACACCTAAAAAGACAGGACCTAAAATGTCAGATATTA